GGATACAAGGAAACAGCCTCTAAGGCATTCTCAGGGGTCATTATCCTACCCAATACTAGTAGTGGAGGGACCCACAAACTAACCTAAGAGGGATAATCAGACCGAGAGATCACGAAGATCGACCATGGATGGCAAGGTCTGATATATGGAATTAACAAGGAAATTATCAGGAAATATAAAAATAAGTGAAAAATAAGTTGAACTTTTGCAATTATTTGTTGTCTAAGGATATATAGAATATAATTATATAATATATATTCCCCTTGAGGGGGAATAAGATATATAATAATATATAGCGCCCTCAAAGGCGCTTATAATATATATAATATATATAGCCTCTTAAGGAGGCTAGTAATATCCTTTTATTATGGAACTATATCTATTACTTGTGTAATAGATTATCTAATTAAATCAACTACTTACCTAAGATAACCGCCCCTTGGAGGGCGATAATTATTATGAGTACAGAAAAAGAAAAGAAAGAGGTTGCTCCTTCTTCCCGATGGAAGAAAGGACAATCAGGTAATCCTCTTGGTAGGCCCAAAGGGGCCAAAGGTAAGGCAGCGGAGCTGCGTAGAGCTATTGAAGATACTGCTCTTGATCAGATGAGTGAGGCTATGCCTCAATTGATCGAGAGTGCTTTAGAGATGGCACTCTCTGGCAATGAGACAATGTTGAAGTTCTGTTTAGAACGCTTCTTGCCTAAAGCAGCAATTGCACCTGATGGTGCCCATAAGGGTACCGGAGGAATTATTATCAATGTTACTGGTATTGACCAGATTAAGACAACCCCTCCTTTAGAGGGAGAATTGGAGAATGAAGACTAATGCCTATGGATATTGAGCTGCAAGCTCGTAAAAACCCAGAAGAGAAGATCACTGTACTGTACAACCATTGGATTACGGTTCTTGAACCACAAGGTCAGTGGGAACCAGTTCAGCAAACCTCTATCAAAGCAGAAGTACCGGACGAGAAAGTGGCTCCTAAGAAACGAGGACGACCTAAGAAAGAGGAATCATAATGCCAAATATTTATGGAAAAGAACGTCCCAGCAAGACTAAGAAAAAGAAGTACCATAAACCTACAGCTAAGATGTTGGGCGCAGGCCTAGCGTCAGCAGCAGGCCGCTTGTTGGGCTCTCGACAACAGAAGATTGAGTCTGCAGTTAGTTCTATTACCAATCAGAAGAAACCGAAAAGTGAGAAATACTAATGAGCGTTGAGGGAGAAATTATATACCAAGCAGATACATCATCTGCTAATTCATGGACTTCTGAGGTCCTAAAAGATGATTATCATCTACATTGGTTCCATCTTAAATATACCTCTACAGCTACCGTAGGTAATCGCCAGATTCGTGCAGAGTTAATAGATCAGGACGGTAATGTGGTTTACGATATCTCCGCAGGCGCAGTACAGGCTGCGAGTAATACCTACCATTATAGCTACTTACCGGGTATTTATCGAGAAACTTCTTTTATTGATAACGAAATTCAAGTGCCGTTTCCAATCTACTTTGTAGCAAAAGCTAATCACCGGCTACGGATACGTGATGTCAGCGACGTAGATGCTGCAGATTCTATTGAAGTTAACTATTCTGTAGAGAAGTTGTAATGCCTAAATCAGTTGAGCGCTGCGTAAAGAAGGTTAAGAAGACTGTCAAACCTCGTAAGAAGGGCCAGACAAAGAAATCGGCAGCTTTTGCCGTCTGTACAGCAGCCCATAAGAAAAAGAAAGCCAAATGATAGAAGTGGAGAAGCCGATTCTGAAGTCAATGAATCGTGGATATCCCATCTATTTTCAGCAAACTAACCAAGTTTTCTTACCAGTATTCAAATGTGGGTACACCTCGTCCCACAAAGCCTATAGTAAGTTAGGGAAAGTGCTAGCCTCCTTCAACGATCTTCTAGATTATAAGGGGGTAGAGAAAGTAACAATGGTCAGAAACCCTTTTGATCGGGTAGTTTCTCTCTACACATCGGAAAATAATCGAGATAAACTCCATGAACGGAGTCCAACCTTCGAGCATTTTGTCCATAATATTGAGGAATTGCTAGAGAATGGGTTTATTGACGGCCATTACAACACACTAACAGCTAATCTCACTATCGGTGATAGATTTCAGCCAGATACAGTATTTAAACTTGAGAATCTACAAGAATTAATAGCTCATTTACCTCAGCCAGAGGGTGGATTTCCTCAAGAGAATCGCTCTAAACAGCGACAAGCTGATTATCAAGGGTATTATACTAGCTCAGAGCTAGTAGATTTAGTGGCTAAAATATATGAAGAAGACTTAAAGAGATTCGGATACACATTTGAATGATTAATCTAAACTTTGGCCTCCATGAGAAGCAGTTACTAGTATTTAACTCGGATGCTCGCTTCAAAGTAGTAGCGGCAGGCCGACGGTTTGGTAAAAGTTACCTATCAGCAGTAACTATGCTCATTGAGGGAATGAAAGAAGAGAATGAGTATGGGTATTCTTTGCGAAATAAAGAATGCTGGTACGTTGCACCTACCTTTCAACAAGCTAAGGACATTATGTGGGGGTTGTTGAAGGATTTAGGCAAAGATATTATTGAGAGAACCATTGAGAATACAGGTACAATCCACCTAATCAATGGCAGGAAGATACAACTAAAGGGAAGTGATAGGCCGGATACCTTGCGTGGTTCTGGTCTTTCATATGTAGTACTGGATGAGTATGCCTTTATGAAACCAGATGTATGGGAGGAGATTATCTTTCCTACGCTGAGTGATGTTAAGGGTAGTGCCCTGTTTATAGGTACTCCCGATGGTAAGAACCATTTCTACGACATCTATCAAGATGCATCAAAGGAGTCCCATGATGATTGGCACGCGTGGCACTTCAATACCGTAGATAATCCTGTATTAGATTCCGAGCTGATTGAGAAAGCTCGCAGTCGTATGAGTGCTCATGCCTTTCGACAGGAGTTTGAAGCGTCTTTCACAGCTTCAGGAGCCGGCATCTTCAAAGAAGATATGATCGTCTTCGACGAAGACGAGCCAAAAGAAGGTGATTACTATATCGCAGTAGACCCTGCTGGTTTCGGAGACACTAAGGGACTGACCAAATCCAAACTCGAAAAAATGGATGAAACAGCTATAGCTATCGTTAAAGTTAATACTGAGGGTTGGTGGGTTAGGCAGATTGATGCTGGACGTTGGGGTATACGAGAAACGGCTATCCGCATATTACGCCACGCACAGATGGTGCAGGCTCGATGTGTGGGGATTGAAGGAGGAGCATTGAAGAATGCTATCATGCCATACTTAACAGATAACATGGCCCGATTAGGAGTCTACCCGCGTATTGAGGAATTGACTCATGGCGGTAAAAAGAAAACAGACCGTATTGCTTGGGCCCTACAGGGGCGTTTTGAACATGGAAGAATTAGACTTAATAGGGGTAGTTGGAACCGTAAATTTTGCGACCAACTTCTTGATTTCCCAAATCCCTTATCTCACGACGATTTACCCGATGCACTGGCATACATTGACCAACTTGCCACCACACTCTACGCATTAGATTCTGTAGAGGTCGATGAATACGAAGTACTAGACATTATAGCAGGATACTAATACCTATGGCCGAACAAATAATTTCCACTGATCTACAATCCCAGAAGGACATGCACCTCGTTTCGTGGGTCATGGACAACGTTAATCGTTGGGAAGATTTCCGCAAACGTGAATACGATGATGCATGGGCTGAATATGAACGTCTGGTAGAAGGTGACTGGGCCCCTCAAGATAAGACCCGCGACAGTGAACGAAGTCGTTTAATCTCTCCTGCTATGGCTCAGGCGGTAGAATCCTCTGTAGCTGAGATTGAAGAAGCAGTGTTTGGCCGTGGTACAGGTACATGGTTTGATGTAGCTGACGATGTTGCAGATACAGATAAAGAAGATATGGGTCTTCTACGTAAAATTCTGCGTGAAGACATCGAAATGGCTAAGATGCACCAAGAAATGCGGAAAACATTCTGGAACGGTGCTGTATATGGTACTGGTATTTCCAAATTAATGCCTGAAAGGGTGACAGAAATTGTGCCTGTACCAGTAGTTGATCCTAAAACAGGTATAGGGACTACTTCTACGGTTACTGTAGAGCGGTTTCAAGTAAAACTGCAAGCAATTAACCCTAAAGAGTTTGTAATTGATCCCTCCGCACGTTCTATTGACGAGGCATTGGGCTGTGCTCACATCATGATTAAGCCTCGCCACACAATTACTGCGAAACAAAAGGACGGTGTCTATAAAGATAAGTTTTTGGGATCGTATTCTTCCGGTATGGGTGGAGATGATATTGCTGAGACTAATCTTACTGAAGATCAAGTCAAGATTGTCGAGTATTATGGCAAGATTCCGGCCCGATACCTCAAGAATGGTGACGAAGAAGACTATCAAGAAGAGTCTTTAGTCGAGACGGATAACATGGAGATGGTAGAGGCCATCGTTACCATCGGTAATGACCAAGTACTTCTTCGTGCAGTTGAAAGTCCTATGATTATGAAGGATCGTCCTATCGTAGCATACCAACATGAAACTGTTAATGATAGTTTCTGGGGTCGTAGCGTATGTAAGAAGGGTTATAACCCTCAAAAAGCACTAGATGCTGAACTACGCGCCCGTGTAGACGCTATGGCACTGACTGTACACCCCATGGTTGGTATCAATGCGACGATGTTACCGCGTGGATTCAAAGCAGAGGTACGTCCGGGCAAGGCTTGGCTGTTTAATGGTAACCCTAGAGAGGCTATGGAGCCCTTTACTCTGGGTAATATCAACCCAAATACGTTTCCACAGGCTGCAGATATGGAGCGTATGATTAGTATGGGTACGGGTGCTATGGACACAGCTGCTCCCCTATCTACAAACCCTCGTAACCAGACAGCTTCTGGTATGAGTATGATGACTTCTCAATTCGTTAAGCGTAGTAAGCGTAATATGCGCAACATTGAAGAAGAATATCTCACTAAAATTGTACACAAAACAGCCCATCGCTACATGCAGTTTGATCCTAGCCGTTATCCAGTAATGGATTATAAGTTTAAGGTCGTATGTGGTATGGGTATCATGGCACGGGAATTGGAACAAGGACAGCTTACACAGCTACTCTCGATTATTCCGCCTGATTCCCCTGTATTTGGAGTTATTCTTGAAGGCCTCTTTGAGAACAGCTCGTTAACTAATAAGACGGAACTGAAGGCAGCCCTTGCCCAGCAATTGCAAGGCCCTAGCCCAGAGCAACTTCAGCAACAGCAAGAAGCTCAGGAACTAGTTAAGCAAGCAGCAGTTATGGATATAAGGGAAACTGAATCTAAAGTCATTAAGAACCTCGCTGATGCTAAGGCTAAAGGCGAGCAAATTGACGTATCGAGAATGCAGGCAGTGACCGCAGCAACCTCTACTAAGGAGTAAATTGCAATGGCATTAAGCCCAGAATTACACGAGTATTATGAGAATTACCTAACATTGTTTGCCAGCTCCGGCTGGGAACAACTTAAAGAGGAGGTGATCCAACATATCTCGTCCCTTGAGAAGACTACTCTTCGTCAAGGAAATACGGATACCTTTTTACATAATCAAGGTGCCGTAGCAGCGTTAGAATATATCATTCACTATGATGAGGTTGTCAAATCAACTTATGATGAACTACTAAATGAGGATGATGTAAATGCCGCTGTATGATTACGTGTGTAAACCATGTGATACTATCTTTGAAGCTTTTAATTCTATGGATAACCGTGATACGGCTCCATGCCCTAAATGCGGAGAAGAGTGTAGCATGAAACTGACAGCACCTCGCGTTGCTCTAGACCCTATTAGCGGGGATTTCCCCGGAGCTACTATGGCTTGGGAGCGTAAACGCAAGGAGAAAATGAAGCAAGAGGTTAAACAAGACAAGGGCAACCTCTAACCCTATAACCTTAAGGAGGCAGGGAATAAAATGAGTAACGTAGTAGACGATTTAGAGCTGGTTGATGATAATGGTAATGATGTTACCGCTACAGCAGCGGCAACTGCTGAAGAATCAGATTTCTCGATGCCCGAGAAGTTTGCTGGTAAATCTGCTGAAGAGATTGTACAGTCCTACACCGAGTTGGAAAAAGAACTGGGTCGTAAAAACAACGAAGTAGGAGAACTGCGCAAGCTTACAGACCAATATCTCCATCAGGAACTCAGCCGTCAACCGACTGATAAAGAAGACCCAACTACTAAAGAAGATACCTCTATTGGTTTCGACGATCTCGTAGATAATCCAACAGAAGTGATCGACAAAGTGGTTGCTAAAAAGCTAGAAGGCGTTGAGAAGCGTTTCGATGAGTTGACTGCAGCACAGCGAGCTGAAAAGTTCTTTGCTGCGAACCAAGACTACAACGAAATTAGCCAATCACAGGAGTTCTACAACTGGGTTAATACTTCCCCTTACCGTGCTCGCCAACTCGCGGCAGCGCAGTCTGGTGATTTCGATGCTGCAGAGGACCTTCTGCAGGGATTTCGAGATACTGCACAAGTGGCTAAGGAAGAAGCACAGACAGCAGAACAGAACAAACGTGATGAACAGCTCAGACAAGCCTCTAGTGAATCAGCAGGTACTGGTGCATCACCTGACAAAATTTATTCTCGTAGTAAGTTAATGGCAATGTATATCAATGATCCTGCCAAATATGCTTCTATGAGAGAAGAGATTGACCGAGCCTATGCCGAGGGTCGCGTTAAATAAACTAAGTCATATAAGGAGAAAATCTAATGGCATTGGGTACTAATCATCAAACGACTACTACAACTGCGAATTTTATTCCAGAACAGTGGTCGGATGAAACTATTGCAGCGTACAAGCAGAATCTAGTTCTAGCTCCGCTTGTTTCGCGTATGAATTATGTCGGCAAGAAAGGCGATACGATTCATATTCCAAATCCGGCACGTGGCGAAGCCTCGTCCAAGGCAGCCTCTACACAGGTTACGTTGGTGACGGATACCGCTGGTTCGGTCGATATCTCGATCGACAAGCACTTTGAATATTCCTATCTGTTTGAAGATATTGCGGATATCCAATCTCTCAATTCTATGCGTCGGTTCTACACTGATGCCGCAGGTTATGGTCTTGCTAAACGCATTGACCAAGAACTGCATGGTCTCGCACAGGGCCTGCAAGGTGGTACTGCCACTGGTGAAAGCTGGTCTGGTGCTGTGATTGGTGGCGACGGTTCCACCAACTTTAGTGATGCTGCTAATTCCAATACTGGTAATGGTAGCGTCTTGACAGATGCTGGTATTCGTAAGATGATCCAGACTCTGGATGATACTGATACGCCCATGATGGGTCGTGTACTGGTACTGCCTCCGGTTGAAAAGAACAACCTGACCGGTATCGCTCGATTCACTGAGCAGGCATTCGTTGGTGATGGTAATACTATCAAGAACGGTCTGCTGGGTAATATTTATGGCATGGAAGTGTATGTAAGTACTAACTGCCCGTGGTTGCACGTCAACTCCGTGACAGGTAATACTTCTACTACCTTCACCTCTACATCGCCTACTGGTTCTGCCGCTGAGGACTTCTATGGTAACACTGAAGACTGGGCAACCTCTACTCCGACTGATACTAAGTATCGTGCTGGTATGCTACTGCACAAAGATGCTATGGTTCTGGTCGAGCAAATGAAGGTTCGCACACAGCAGCAGTACAAACAAGAGTACTTGGGTACTCTCGTGACCGCCGATACTATCTTTGGTACGGGTGAGTTGCGTGATGATGCTGGTGTTGCCTTTGTCATTCCTGCGTAAGGGGGTGATCTATGGCTAACTCAGTAACTCTAAGTTCAAGTGCTCGTGGTACTAAGCAGTTTCAAGGAGCGTTTAAAGAGATGTTCCTTGTGGATGCTACCGCCTCTTTTGACACCGACGTTGGTGCAGATGCAGGTGCTGAGTTTACTATTACTGTTCCGGGCGTTGCCCTTGGTGATGGTGTAGTATTTCTAGCACCTTATGGTGGTGATCCTGAACCCAATGACTTCACCTACACTGCTGAAGTTGTTGCTGCTGATACCTTGAGTATTGCGGTAAAAAATGCTGGTGCAGCTAACACGCCTTTAGTCACAGGCTTTAAGGTGTTGGTTGGTCGTCCAAGCTGGTAATCTTATTCGGGGCTCCTTCGGGGGCCCCTCTTTAAGTCGTCAAGAGGTAAAGATGAACGAGGACATTGGGTACCTAAAAAGAGCAGTCGAGGACTTACATGCCCTTGTGGCAGCTCATATGGAGCGTGAGGAAAAGGAACGTGAAGAACTGCAAGAACAGTTAGA